TAATATCATTTGTTGCTAGTTCGTTCTTTACTGCTGTCGTTAGACTTCTTGTCATCTTCGTATGTTCTCCTATTTACTTTAACATTTAAAACTTTAATGATAGCTTTATCTGATGGTTCTTCATATTTGCCTAGATGATTATTGACTATCTTTAAATCTTTTTCATCAACTAATTCTTCAGCTAAAATATCAACTGAAATCCAATGCTTTATTAAATATTTCATTACAAAGCTTCTTCAACATCAAATTGATATTCATAATACAAATTACCATCTTTATCTGCACCACTAACACCAAACTCTTGTATATCAGAAGTTAAATAAACTGTAAAAGGAACATTGTCATAAGTAACAACTGAGTCATCTGTTAAAGCAATAAGCAAAGGTGGTTCTATTGTAACTGTTGCACCACCACTAGAACTTGTTACATCTGATACGACCATATAAACTTTTGTATGACTTGCGAATTTAATAAAATCACCAGCTTTAAATCTACCAGCACCATCTCCAGCAAATGCGTCCATAGCAATCGTTGTATCTCCAACTGCGTGAACACCATTGACTAAAACTGTTCCTGACTCATTACCTCTAGCATCTTCTATTTCAGGTGGGATAATTGTAAAGTTTTCTTTGCCTGATCTTTGTTTAACTATAAAGGCCATTAAATCTCCATAAACATCTGATCTGTTGCCTGTTATAATTTGAACAGTAAAAGCCCATCTTTGATTATCTATTTGTCTTGCTAGTTTCTTACCACTAACTGTTTGAGATATAATAGTATTTTGAATTGACTTTATTCCAAAAGTTCCAAATTTAGCAGTTGATATAGGAAAAGCACCTGACATTAGATTAAGTTTTTACTCCCTCTTTCATTTACTGCGTTATTAATTAACTGAGTTATTGTTCCTCTATTTCTTGTAAGTAATTCATCAAACCCTGAAGCATCTACTGTATTAATATTAAAATTAACAGTAGTTGAACCACCACCACCTCTAGCAGATTGTTGTATTTGGCCTGATTGATTTGGTACAAATAATTCTGCACCTCTTTCTCCTACCATGTATGGTTGTCCTTTTTGAACTGAACCACCTGATGCTCTACCTGAAAATCCTAAAAAGCCCATAGGGTTTCCACTCATTAACATCATAGTTGATTGTATTTTTAATTGTCTATTCATTTCATCTGTTTTCTTTTTTTCATTATCAAGAACTTTATCAGATAAAATCTTTTCTATTTGTTTTTGTAATACAAACTGAATTGTAAAAGTTAGCATATCAACTAATATTTTTTGTGCTAATTCTTTTAAACTTACATTTAATGCTTTCCCTAAAACAACTGCTTCTGCTAATGATCTTGAAAAACTTTTCATACCACCTAATAAAGATTTTCCTATTGTTTGATTGATGCTTTCTATATCTTTCTTGATTCCAGCTTGGATAGATTCTTTAATTTTTGTAAAACTAATGTCTATTTTTTCAGCTTCTTCTTTAGCCACATTCATAGCTTTTTCTAATTCTTTCATCTGCTCTTTAGATAATGTAATATTTTCTTCAACTGACTTTAAAAAATCTTTAACTCGTTCTGAATTTTTACCCCATTCTTCAGTTGCCTGTGCTGAACCAAATATCTTGTCGCTTATTGCATCTAAATCAACTTTAAATACTTTTAACAAACCAGCTATACTTGCTACAATAATTTTACCTTTTCTTCCTAACATTAAGAATCCGATAATACCTATTTCTCGAACACCAGCTGGTAAAGCAGAAATTAAATCTATTAAACCACCTATTCCAGCACCAACTACTTTAAATACCATTGAGAACATATCCATTAATCTTGCAACACCAAGTAAAGCTTGTTTAACAACATTGACTAAAGTCTTACCAACTAATGATGCAAAGGTACTTAACTGAGATGCGTTTCTTTCTATAAGACGATTAATTACAATTAAAGCATTTTTAGCAAAATCAAAAAAACCAGCTTCGTTTGTTTCTAATTTAAATTTGAATAATTTATCTGAAAGCATAGATAAAGTTCCTGAAAATGTAGTGGATAGAACTTCTGTTGCTTTTGAAAATCTACCACTCTCTCCAAATAATTCTTCAAATCTTTTAATTGTTTCTTCTGTTGTAACTGTCATTCCAGCTTTAAAACCAAGTAATGCTCTAACACCTCTTTCTCTAAATAAATCTGCACTACCAATACCTGATGAGAATGATCTTTGTATTTGTTCGCCTGTTGTTCTAAAATCTAATCCTGTTACTGATGCAACATTACCTGTAATCTTTAATATCTTTTGCAGTTCATCTGCGTCTTTTGCAACAACTGCTAAGTTACCTGATGCTGATGCTATTTCTTCTAGTGAAAATGGAACTCTAGATGCAAAGTCAATTAAACCTTTAAAAGCTTTTTGACCTTCTTTAACATTACCAAATAAAAAATTAAATCTAATTCCTAATTCTTCTACATCTCTACCAACTTTTAAAAGCGATCTAACTACAAGTCCACCACCAATACCAAGTAAAGCAGATTGTAGAGAAAAAACTGATGCTCTTAAATTTGTTAATCCAGCACGAACTCCATTAAATGCTACTTTAGTTTTATCTTTTGCTAATATATTTAATACTAAATTTTGTGCCATTATTTGTGCCTTGTTTTATTCATAGCTTCTGTTTCTTCTTCGTTTTGAAGTAAAAGATACCCTACCCAATGATTATACTCCCATTCTTCCATTTTTAAAACAGAAGATAAGGATATTTTTAACCTATCAGCAATAATAAGTAAATTTTTTAATTGAGGATCAGATTTTAGTTTTTTTTTACTTCGTCAGGAGTTATAGCTTGTATCATTGAAGTCGCTATCCTAGAGAGGACATCAGAATCAACTTTGTGCATTAAAGCTAATTTATCTTCTGCTTTAAAAGATTTATTACCATCTTTATCTAAAGCTTTCATAACAAGAATATCTGCTAAAATACTAACATCTGTTAAATTATCTGATTTTTTAAATAATTTATTCTTTTCGCTTAATGTAATAGGATTCCAATAAAGAATTGTTGGCTTACCATCATCATCTTCCCATTCAGGCACTTCAATAGATTGTGTACCTAAATTCTCAAAATGAGATTTTGCTCTATCAATAACTGACATAAATTAAGATTATACAGTTCCTATTGTAAGTGTGCCTGTACCTTGGAAAGTAACAGTTCTTGAAATAATTGCGTCCATTGCATTATTAATACTCATACCAGTAACAATACCTGTTCCTGTGTAACTTGCATCTCCTGAATCATTACCCTCAGGTAATAAAACAAATGAGATAGAAGAACCAGCAAGTAAAGTTTCTTGTGGGCTATCTGTTTCGTCAAAGTGCATTTCAAGTGTTCCTGAGAAAGATGTTCTTCCAGCTACAAACGATTTAGTTCCATCAGTTAATGCTGTATCTTCTACAACATCTCCTGTAGTTTCAAGAGTAAATGAAGTTAATTCACCTACTGCTGTTCCACCAGCTGTTACGACTCCTTCTTTTCCGTGATGTGTTGCCATTTTTTATTTTCCTTTTTTGGTTTTACTTTTATTTCCTTGTCTTGCTTATAACCTAGTCTTAAATAATGTTCAAGATTTGTTTCACTAATACTTATTTCTGAATCACCTTTATATAATTTAATATCTTTAGCCATAATATCTACTTTTATTAGTTTTCTTCGTTCTCGTCAATATCTTCTTCAAATTCCTCATCATCAAGATTGTCAGTTTCAATAGATTCCTCTACATTATCTTCTCTTATTTCCTCTAATAAATCTTTGACTTCTTCACACAATAAAGACTCTTTGTCTTGTAATTTTTCCATTTGGTCTATTTTCTTTTGTATCTTATTTAGTATTCTTTCCATTATTCACTCCTATGGTGTTCCTGATTGATATTCATACATACATCTAATAGTCATTCTTATTCCACCAACAGGAAACAAAGTTCCCTCATCAGTTTCAACTTGAATAACTTGTGTATCTAAAGCATTACTATCTCTAGTAATATCGGTTTCAACAGCAGTTTCTATTGCTGTGATTAATTCGTTTCTTTTAGTATCTATATTAGCTTCTGCACCTTTAACAAATCCTGAAATAACAAAATCAATAGTTCCGTGTCTTGTCTTAGCACCACTTCCTAATTCAGCATCATCTCTATTTTCTTCTGATGTTTGTACTATAACTGCTGGGTATTGTTGTTCAGATAATTCATCTAATATAAAAGGTTGTCTTGTAGCTTTTTGAATTGTTATAGGGCTAGATATATTTCCAATAACAGTTAATAAATTTGATGCTATATTTTCTCTTACACTCATATTTTAAACTTCTTTAATTCTTTTGCAACGAATCGGTTGAACTGCTTACTTATAATATTTTCTGTTCGTTTATTAAAGCCAAAAAATTCTCTTGTAGGGTCATTTAACACTTGGTTGTATAATGCTCGTTGACGCATTTGAGAATTACTAAAAGCTAGTGTTACTTTATGCTTACCTGTATTTTTAACTGTTGAACTAGGTGTTAATGAACCTAACATTCTTCCTGTATAGAATAAATCAACTGCTGTCTTTTTACCCTCTCGATTTAATTGTTTTAAATAGCTTGAACTATAAGGTGCAAATTTTCTATCATTAAAATCTTTGCCTTTTTGAGTTTTAGTTCTGATAATATCTAATAATTGAAATCCAGCTTGTTTAACTCCCTTATCTATTGCTCTACTTAATGCTGATTGATAACCTTTGAATCTTTTACTTACTGTTTTTGAATTACTAGTAACCTTTAATGAGATGGCCATTATCTAACTAATCTTCTATATCCGTGTAAAGATTCTCTTTCGTTGGCTACAATAGTTCCTGAAGAATCTACATCATATTCAACACCATCTTCTAATATCATTCTCCATTCAGAATTATATTGTGACATATAATATTCTGCCATTCTTTCAAATCTATCTTTTTCTGTTTCAGGTCTAAATTTAGTTAATGCTGGTAAATAGAATCTTCCTAAAAATAGATATACTCCAGCACGTTCAAACTGATCTAAATTAACTTTTGTATTAACCATCTCAGCAGTATTAAGAACTGTAATATCAGTAAAGATATTTGTTTTATATACAGGCCACCATTCTATTCTTAATTGTCTTAATAGATCATTAGTAGTTTGTGCTAAAAAATTAACAGTTTCAGTAGCAGTTGTAGATATACCAAAACCAAAAGCATCAGGTTGATACTTTGTTACATCACTTGCAGTTATTACATCAGCACCTGTATAATTAGCCATCTTAACTTCCTAATATAATTATAATTACTATTGCTAAAGGTATTGAGTACATAGGATTATTCTTAGCTTTTACCCAAATCCATTTAACAGCTTTCTTACTCTTTAACCAAATTAATTGATTCATTTTTTTTCCTTGTTTTTCGTTTTGCTTTTAAAGGTACAACATTTTCATCTTGTACTTTAACCTCTTTTATCTCTTTTACAGTATCTTTAACTTCTTTGAAACCTCTAAAATCGTACATAGCTTTATTGGTTTCGTAATCTAATTGACTTCTTGTGATTGTTTTATTTCCTCTTTTAAGAGTAATTT